GTCCCTGAGGACGGGGGAGAAGATCATTGGCATGACATGGTCCTCTATGCTTGTGCATACGCGTCGCATGGCAGGAAGGGAATCATGCAAAGAAAGAAAAAAAGAAAGTGGGAGATCGAAGATAACAACAAACCTCTCGATATACATCGGGGAGATTATGGTTATGGGAGTTACTGACGATGGCTAAAGATAATATGGACGAAGAGTATGAAGTTGAAGAGGCTCCCGAAGAATCTGGGGAGTATTTAGTAGATCCCGAAGAATCCAGCAGGTTGTTTTTCGAGGATGATGAACCCAACCTGGTTGAGGTTTTTGTAGAGACCGAAGAAGGCCGACGTGCTCTAAAAGACCTGTCAGAGAAGTTTTGTGACGACTACGATGTCTCGTGGAAGAATTCTGAGGAGTATAGACAGAGCAGGGCCGATGAATGGAAGATCTTCTCCGGAGAGCTTAAAAAGAAGGATTTTCCTTTTGAAAACTGTGCTAACGTGCATATCCCCATCGCGATGGTGACTCTGTCAAGACTGCAGTCAAGGACGATGTCTGAAATCTTTGGAGATTGGACGAATGTCTTTGGTGTGCTTCCGATTGGTCCGGACGACAAAGAGATTGCCGAGATACTTTCTGCTCATGGAAACTGGCAGATAAGAGAGCAGATCTTAGATTTCAAGAGGCAGCAGGCTAGAGGAACGTTGCTATTTTATCTGAACGGCGACGTCACCTGTCATAGCTACTACAATTTTCAGACCAAGAAAAATCGCCATGAGATGCTTACTACAGACGAGTTTTTTACACCGTACGTGTATTGTACTACGATGCCGGACTACTCGGACTGCCCATTTGTTGGGAGGATATTGAAGTATTACCGCCATGAGCTGGAGGCTCAAAGAGGCATATGGTGGGGAGTTGATCATGTCTTGGCTAGGGAGCCTGCCTCGTGGATGGAAGATCCTGAAATGCCAATGCGTGATGCCGAGGCAGATATCCAAGGGGTGGTGATTCCGGATTCTACAAAATCCTCTCCCTATACATTGATCCAGTATGAAGGCTGGGTAACGTTGCCTCAGCGTACTCGCCAGAGGTTTGTCAAAGCTGTTGTTGACATAGACACCAAAAACATCCTTTTTTGACGATCCACGAGGATAACGATTGGCAAGATGAGGAGAGATTTGAGAGACAGACGGCAGAGCTGGAGAACTATCGAAGAGCAACCATTGATTATCACAGAACGATCGGAGAGCAAGAGAATGTAAGGGAGGCACTACAGCATCCACAGAACCTGAGTTTGGAATCCCGAATGGATCAAGAAGATACTTTGGGCGGGATGCTGATTTCCCCTCCCCCTCCTCCCTCTTTGCCATGGATGAAAGACCCTGAAGATCCTCTTGAGAGACCAGCTCCGATAAAGAAGGTTCCTGCCCACATGTTTTCCCACGGTGTCTGTATGGAGTCAATCACAGGCGACAAGGGGCTGGGTTTTGGCAGGATAGAGGCGTCCTATAACAAGGCTGCCAATGTAATCACCAGCCAGTTTGTCGACGCTATGACGTTAGCTAACTGCTCTGAAAAATGGGTATCCGACATCTTAGAGATCGAGCGCCCTCATGGGATGGTCCCCGGGGGGGTGGTTAAGGTCGGAGGCGTTTCTGGAGACGAGCTGCATAAGTCTGTGATGGATATGAGAACCCCTCCTGCTAACCCCCAGATGCTTGATGTTGTAAATATATTGTATGAATACGCGGAATCTGCAGTCCAGGCACCTGGCGCCCTTAGTGGAGAGGCAGGTAAATCCGGAGAAACGTGGAGAGGTTTGTCAACCAGGGTAGAGCAGGCTATCAAGCCACTAAGCGTTTGGGCAGGAAACTATGCAGACTTCTTGACTCAGATCCTCAAAAACAATGCATACCTTAATTGGGTATATGGGGATGATGAGGAGATTATCATGGTTAACAATCACAGGATGAACTCTGTGCAGGAATTGAGGATATCCCGAGACATGTACCGGCGAAACTATAACGTGGCGTATCGTTCTGACTTGAAATTTACCGGAGAAGCCGCTAGGATACAGGAGGCTGACCAGATAGTATCGATGGGGATGATGGGACCTTTACAGGCTGACATACCGTTTATGTACGAGGCCGTAAAAGAGGCGTTGGTGGCTCGAGGTAAAGAGTCTATGGTGCCATCGCTAGGACCTCGTCCTGAACCTCCATCTACCACTTTTGGGATACCGCAACCACCCCCTGGCGCCCCTCCTGAAGCCCCTCCTGAAGGAGGAGAGGAAGAGGCTGTATGATAGATCTCGATGATTCCCGGAAATTGTGGGCGACAGACCCGATAACACGATTGCATGCTGATGAGATCTCTCGATTGCTCGACAAATCCTTAAAGGTGTTGTTGTCAAGGTGTGCCTCGTCAGACGATATTGCAGTCAGAGAACTGTATATGAAACATATAATGTATAAAGAAATTCTAAAAATGCTGAAAGGGAAAAAGTGATGGAAAACGATGGAATGTTTGAACGATGGGTAGATAGAGCAGAGCGCTCCCTAACGAAGGCGTTGGCTAAAAAAGGAAAACTTGGGCTGCCTCCCCTTCTTGACGCGAGAAGGTTGGAGTATGGAATTCCAGACGGCGCCTTTAAACTACAGGCTGCCTTTGACAGGATCTTGGTCTATCAGATCCCTATAAATCGAAAGAATACTTTTGGAGACACCAGTATTATTAAGCCGGAGACGTCTGAACGGAGAGAGGCCGAAGAGGCCCCGAGGGGCATACTTGTATCGGCTGGCATGAAGGCGATGGACAACCTTAGAAGTAACGGGATAGACCTTGGTCATATCGTTAGTTTTATTAGATTGTCTCCTTGGAGGATGTATGTAGATTGCGTCGAAGGGCTTTCGTTCCACATCATGATATTGCGTGATGGCGACCTGTTAGGCAGCGAGGACTTACGCGCGGCTTTGGTACAAGGGAAGTGCAAAATAGAAGTAAGAGAATATAAAGACGAAGAAGGGGTTTTGAGAAGATGCCATATGTTTAAGGATTCAAATGGCGACCTTTGGGACCCTGAAATACCATGGATACCTGAGGACTACTAGGAGGACATATGGACAACAATCCGTTTGATGACACTACTACCGATGACGATGTTTTTGACGAGCAGCTTGTTACCCAGGAGGGAGACGGAGCAGAGGCCCCTCTGGACATGCAAAGTGACGAAGACGAGGAGATGGAGATATCGATAGGAGAAGGAGACGCCTCCTCTCCTCCGCTAAGCAGGGCAGAGAAGAAGACCAATAGATATCGTAACGAGATGGAGGGCAGAATCGCTGCGGAAGAGAGATCCAAGATACTGGAACAGCAGCTAGAATACGAGAGACAGAGATCTTATCAGAGCCAGACACCTCCATCGGCACCTCAAGTCGATCGTCTCCAAGAAGAGATGGACGAGAACTATCGCCAGAAAAGAGTCCTGTTTGACCTTTATCAGTCAAAAGCTTCAACTCTAACTACCGAAGAGCAAGAAAAGTATTTACTGCAGTCCAGGCAGTTGGAAGAGCGTCACCAAGAGTTAATTACTGAAAAAGTCGTCAGGAAACATGGTTTAGGGGTGCCTGACCCACGAGAAGCTCAGGCAGCCGCTTTGAGGGCTCGGTACCTGGACATCGTAGGAAACCCTCAAGCAAGACCTTGGTCAATCGCCCGGTATGAGATGAGAAGAGCGGAAGGCGAAACTGCAGGAGCAGATTTGCTGGACTCCGTGGCAGAAGAGGCTAGGAAAAAGTTTAGAATGGGCGCCCATAAAAACGGCCCAGCCCCTTCTGAGGCCACGAGAAATCGACATAGAGGAGCTCCCCAAGGGTTGTCGGGCACCCCCTCTTCGGACGGGGTGGAGA